GGATCGAGATTGCCACGCCTTCCGGCATCCGATTGACATGACGCACCGCGGCGCTCACCGCAGCGCGCTGCTCGTCTGTCGGTAGCGCGCCGGCCGGGCCGATGATCACGACATCGGTGTCGCCACGGCGACCATGGATGTCGAACCCGATCACCCGGGCGTCAAGCATGGCAGGCCAAGCCGCATAGGCGTCGAAAAGATACCGACCCGCCGATCCCGATGCCTGGGCATCAAACGACAGCAGGTATCGGCGCAGAAGCTGAAAATCGCTTTCCAGCACCGCCGGCGTGTTGCCCGTCGCCGCGACAATCGTCAGGCGCTCAATGTTTCTGCCGGCCACCAGATTGTCGAGATTCGTACCCGTCGAGAGCGGCCCAAGAAGAGCTTTGATGCCGTCGTTGACACGCTGGCGATCGAGCAGACGGATGTAGGACCACGCCTCGCCAATGATGATCGCCGGGTCCGTCTCAAGCATCGAGACATCGTAATCCGGTAGCGTGTCGTCGATCGCGCGCGCATCTGCCCAGAACGCTTGAAACCGAGTCTTGTATGCCGCGAGCAGCGCTTCGTAATCGAGCTCTTCGATTGCAGTCGGGGCAGCTATGCGAGTCAGGTCAATCGTGGTCGGCGCGTAGGAGGTCATGTCAGACACCGGACGTGATCACGAGGGATCCGTTTGAGAAAGAGATGAAGGCGCGGGCCTGCTCGAAATCGAGATGGCCGTATGGGCGATAGAGCCCGTCCATGGGCATGTCGGCGACACCGCCACGGGTGAGATCTTTCGCATCGAACCTGGTCACTTTGAACCTCGGCTCGAACAGGTCGATCAAAGCCCATGTGATCGCCGCCCAGCGCAGAATCGTCTCGGCGGTCATGTTCTCACCGAGAAGACGCAGGCCCGGGTTGCCGAACCAAGGGCGCATCACACGAGGCCCAAGCGGAGTGGTCAGAATCTTCTCGATGGATTGCAGGACATGGGCGAACCCCTCAAGAGGGCGACCAGTCCGCGCGTCGATGCCGCTCATTTCCGGCGCCCTCTGCCGCGCTTGCGTGGTACGGGCGACGCCTGAGACGCCTCCGATTCAACGGTGCGTTCTGCTACGGGAACGATATGCCCAAGCCGCAGCGGGTGTTCGGCCGCCAGATCGGTCAGGTGAACGGTCTCATTGATGCCTGGGTTGCGGATGCCGGCGACTTCGGCGCCAGCCCGCTCCGTGACGAGATAATCTTTCATCAGATCCTCCTTACTCCGGGATACCGCTGACACCGAGGCCGGGTTCGACGTTGATGTGTTTGTGGGTGTCGTCGATCTTCTTTCCATTCGACGTGACGTGCCCGCCATCGAAGTCGACATCTCCAGTGACGCGAAATTTCCCGGTGATGTGAATGCCATCGGCAGTCAGAGCCGCCCGCACAGACCCAAATGTCAGAACGCGCTCATCCTCACTGTCAGACGGAGACTGGTTATCATCGCTCCAGTGAAACGGCTCGAGCGCTCCCTGCTCGATGTCGCCCGTGCTGCCACGGATCGTCATTGTCTGCCCAACACTCGGCGGTGAGTGAACCTTCAGGGCGCCGGCAGTCTGCGAGTACGGCAGCCACGGCGACTTGATCACATCGCCATCCGAGTTCTTTCCGATCTCGATCCTGGCCAGCTTCTTCGCGGCGTCGACGTCTGTCACCTTACCGCGCCAGTCAGTGGCGCCGAGACGGCGATCGTGCTCAACGATCGCGTCGATCAGCGGTGTGATGGCTTCGGCGATGATGTCACCAAGGTCATTCATCTTCCGGCTCCGGGTCGATAAGGTCTGTATCGGCCAGCACAGGGATAGCGCCTTCTTCGTCGACTGCGTCCGGCGTGACCGGGCCAATGCCCAGCCCTTCGATGGCTGCCGAAGTCATGTGCAACTGCATGGCCGCATCCTGATAGGATTCGAGGTCCGCAGGGTTCTCGATCGCGGCCTTGAAGACGTCGGCTACCGCCTCGTCGCCATTGGCGCGCAACGCCGCATCCAGAAGCTGGTAGGTTTGCGACAGCGGAGAGCCAATTTCCGGCTCCCGCAACACGGTGAGAGCAAGAGAGAGCTCCACCGCCGGGACTCGAACGCCTGATTCGTGTTCAATGAGAATCTGCCGGTAGGTCCGGTCGCCAATTGATAGGACAAGCTTCCGCCAGATTTCCGACCACGGCTCAACTGTCTTCGCCAGCGCGTTTTCGACCTGCCGGGTGATGATATTCAGTGTCATGCCGGAGTTCTTGCGGCTCGGCGAGAAAGCCTCGCCATCAGGCATCTTCACCCTGTTCGGCGGTAGGTAGATGTAGACTTTCAGATCTGCATCACCGGCGCCACCATCATCTTTCGCCGTCATGCGCTCGATGTAGACCGCGATATAGGGAAGAACCTCACCTTCCGCGGCCTTGTTCACCAATCCGTCGACCGGATCGATCGGCGATTCCTCGACGTTTGTGCCGGCCCAGGTGGCTCCGGTGATCAGCTTGCGAGCCGTCGTGATGATAGCTTGTGACGCGATACTCATGCCGGCACACACACGCAAACGATGCGGCCGAGGCCGTCTTCATCCGGCTCGCGGCTCAGAACGAAGTGCTCGACCGGCGATCGAGAAATGAGGGAAATCTTGTCATGCTTCCGCGGCATCCAATTCAGGACAGCCGCATCGATGGAGACATGAACCCGCTCCGCAGCAACGAACGGCTGGCGACCATCGAACTGGCCCTCATCCGTAACCGTCGCTGCGACGGGATTAAAATCGGGGATGGCCGTCACGTCGAATGACGGACGGCCATCATCTTCGGCCTCGCCTCCGTAGTCACCAGCGCCTGGCTTCATGCCGGTGACACGCACGGTTTCCCCGTACACATCATCAATGGCACCAGTAGCCAGGCGCTCGAGATCTGCGAAGATGCTTGGCATTGCGGTCCCTTAAAGCTTACGACAGGGTTCCGCGCATCAGGACGCGCGGGCGGGTGCAGTAGTGGATGACGTTGTTCTGGTATTCCACGTTGATGCCCTTGTCGTTGGGCATCCGGTACTGCTTGACATACATCTCGAGGCCCATGGTGTTGACCGTTTCGATATAGTCTGCCGGAGCGAAGATTGACCGGAACAGGCCAGGTACGCCGAGCGGCACAAACTTGACCTCGTCATCCGCGATGCCGACATCAAGGCCACCGCGATAGTTGACCCAATTGATGTCGAACAGCGGGAACATGCCCCAAGCACCAGTTGCGGCGCTCGAATTGTCGACGTTGATGGTGGCTTGGCGAAGGGTGGCCGCGGCCGAGTAGCCCTGATACGTCTCTCGGACTTCCTTGTGCTTGATCAGGGCGTCCCAGAAATCATCACCACACAGCGCCATGATCCCGGAGAACGGCAGCCCATCAAGACTTGAGCCCATCGCGCGGCTAAGGGCCGTCGCCTTTTCCCGCAGCACTCCACCGGCAGGGTTGGCTGCATCCAGATCCCAATCGACGGGATTGGACTGAGACTCGCCCATTTCGTCGAAATAGTCGTAAAGGACGGAGCCGTCTTCATCCAGCAACTGCCCTTTGGTGACGACGGTGAGCTTGTGATATTCCTCAGTCAGTGCGAACGACTGGCGAATATCGGTTGCGCGCTGGGCAATGCGACCCTGGAAGGTTTCGACAGCGCGGGCCGTGCCAAAGGCCCGGATGCTCTGCACTTCATCAGCAAGGATGGCGTCATCGACCTGGAAGTGCGGCACGGCGAGCCGGCGCATGGTGCGACGGTTTTTCCCGAAGGTCTTACCCGGTGAGCCGCGCGGCGACGCCGGCACGATGAAGATGTTTTGTGCCGCATCCTTTTCGATCGCGATGTCCAGCGTATCGATCGAGGTGGTCTGGAAGATGCCAGACTTGGAGATGAAACCTGGTACGTATTTCACCTCACGCATAGCGTCGGACATTGTGGTGACGGAGAACGCATCGCCGTCGAAGATGTCGAGAATATCAGACATTTCAGTTTCCCATAAAAAAACCCGGCGATGCCGGGCTGATAGACAGATGGCAGCGTGCGCTACCGACGATGCGAGTTAGTACCGGACGATGATGCCCAGCGCTTCGAGGGCCTGATTGGCATTCGCCTTCTCAGGCGCTGTGATGTCGGACGGCCAGGCGATGCAGTTGCCATTCGCCTGGCAGCCGCGGACGATCGCAGTGATTGCGGCCGTTTCACCGACACCAGTCGTTACACCGTAGATGGCGATACCGGCAGGAACCTCAGATCCGTCGGTGCCATCCTGATCAAACGGCACGTACTGGTAGTCTTCGGCATCTGCAGCGACCGAGATCGTGAAGGTGTCTCCGACAACGAAGTCAGTCGCACCATCGGCGATGGTGAACTTGATTTCCTTGTCGAAAGCAGCCCCAACGGTGGCGTTTCCGATGCTCTTGCCGTTCGGGTCTTCGACCCGGAACGTGCCGCCATTCGAAGCGGCGGTGACGCAAACGACTGTGTAATCGCCGTCTTTCACCTTTGAGGAAACGGCAGGGTCAGCGACGGTGAGAACGCCGTTGCCAGTGCCTGAAAATGCCTGAGTGACGAACACCCCGGCTGCAACCGCGATCTTGCCAAGGACCATGTTGGGCGTGACCGTCTGCTCCGCAGCGATAGTCACGGCTTCGCGGCTCCGGTTACCCGGGTCTTCGTTCATGATGAACTCGCCCGGACGAAGACCTTCAGTGAGAACTGTCGACATAACTTACTCCGTTATGAATGGGGTTGAACCTGCGGACCCTTAGTGGGTGCCGCGGTTGGCATGGGCGACCGCTTTGCCCCAGCCCGCCGAAGCCGGCTTGTCCTGGTCGAGCGTGTCGGGTGCGCCGAGGCCGCTGGCACCGGTGCGTTCCTTACGCTGCTCATAGGTCTCGGG